GAGTACACGCAGAATAATGCCAACTCCTTTCGTACCATTACGATGAAGTTCCGCAACGAAGAAGACTACAATGATTTTTCGCAAAAGATTGGTCAAGAGATTACTGATAAGACTAAAAGTATCTGGCATCCAAAACTCAATGTCACAAAGAACTTGAAACTAAGATGGGTGCAGAACGAAGGTCGTACAAATCCTAGACACCCGATGTATATCGTATCTAAAGGTCGTGCTGACACAATGATCACTTCTCGATCATTTGCTCGTATGCATATTCCACATTACATCGTGATTGAACCACAAGATGAGAAAGCCTACGAAGAAGCACTCGACAACTTTGACATTCGTAAATATGTCACACTTCTAGTTGCACCTTTCTCTAATCATGGTGATGGACCTGGTCGTGCTAGAAACTGGGCATGGGATCATTCGATCAGTATTGGTGCGACAAGTCACTGGGTGTTTGATGATAATATCTCTGACTTCTATCGACTTCATGAGAATGAGCGTATTCGATTCGAAAGTGGTGTCGGCTTTCAGGTGATGGAAGATTTCGTTGATCGTTATGATAATGTCTACATTGCTGGTCCACAGTATCGATTCTTTATTGCACCAGATCAAAGTTATCCTGCATTTGTAGCAAATACCAGAATCTATTCTGCGTTACTTATTCGTAATGATTGTAAGCACAGATGGCGTGGTCGTTACAATGAAGATACTGATATCTGTTTGCGAGTGATGAAAGATGGTGATGTTTGTCTTCAGTTCAATGCTTTTCTGCAAGGTAAATGTGCTACTCAGACTGTCGCTGGTGGTAATACTGCTGAGTTCTACCACGCTGAAAATACAGAGAATGAAGAGTTCAAAGAGACTGGATACAATACAGAGGGTACTGTAAACAAATCTCAGATGCTTGTTGATATGCATCCAGATGTCGCTCGACTTGTGTGGCGATATGGTAGATGGCATCACTGGGTTGACTACAGCCCATTCAAAGTAAACACGCCTAAGTTGAAAGATGGATTTGTTATCCCAAGTGAGCCAAACAACTACGGCATGACATTAGATCGAGATTTTGACTATAAAAATGCAAAATAAAGGTTGACTTTAGTTCTAGTTGTGTTATAATATGTGTATAAATTGAGTTAAGAGAGAAATTTATGCAAGATTTAAAAAGAGTTATTCAATCTTATGTCGAGGAAGCTATTGCTAATCCTCAAAACATCATAGCTGAAACTTCTGGTGAAATCAACTGGAACTTCGTTGATGCTGATGTTTTCATGCGTCTTAATCCTATCAATGAAACTGTAGACTTATACTACAAACTATTTGACGAAATAGTTGAGGAATATTTAAAATAACCCTTGACTTTATCCGTCAACCTGTTATAATTATAGTATAAATTGAACTGAAGAGAGAATTATATTATGGCTTATGTATCTCAAGATGACAAGAAAAAACTTGCTCCTGCTATCAAAGCAGTTCTTAAAAAGTACAAAGTGAAAGCATCTATTGCTGTTCGTCACCATTCTACTTTAGTTGTGAACATAAAAGAAGGTGCTGTACCTTTCAAGCCAAGTGATCACTATCAAGTAAATGAGTATCACTATGAGAACCATTACGCAGATAACCCAACTCTTGTTTCTTTCCTTTCTGAACTTCTTTCAGCGATGAAAGGTCCTGACTACTTTAACAACGATGATGCGATGACTGATTACTACAACAGAAGTCACTACACAGACATCAACTTTGGTAAGTGGGACCAACCTTACAAGGTAGTGTCATAATGAAAATCATTAAAAAGCCTAGCTTTAAAAGAAAGACTATGACAATTCAAGATTTTCTCATAGACTTATACCCCAGTGTAGATTGTAATCCAATAGGACAAAGACCACCTATTTATGGCGAGAACGCTGTTCAGAATGAAAAATCTGAGGCTATCATATTATCAATTCTAAACAATATTGACATAGGTACGATTACACTTGTTGATGTTAAGGAAGAAGAGGGTAAATGGAAATGGGAATCTCTTGATGGTGGTCACCGAAAGAGATCGATTCCATTATTCGTTAATGGTAAATTTTCTGCTGGTGGTAGATACTATTCTGAATTGAATGAGGAAGAACAGGCGAGATTCAAAAATTATGATTTATCATTCACTCTATATGATCCATTGAGTAATGAGATGAAGGGTAAAATATTTCGTAGCTTAAATGAAACCACCCATGTGAACGAAATTGAAATGTTAAACTCTTATGGTAACACTGCAATCGCTAATGTGATTCGAGAAACTGTTCGCCCTATTAGTAAACCCTATATTGATGAAGAAACTTTAGAAACTGGTTATCAGACTACCATCATACATGATTTGTTTGATGTTACTAAAGAAGGTAATTTGAAGTGGATTGAGGGCAATAATTTTCGTTTGAAGCAGGATGAGTTTGTTGCCAGAGTTTATTATACTTTCTATAAGGGCGGTAAGTTGTGTAATCGATCAACAGTTAAAGTCCAAGAGATGTATGATAATCCTAAAACGGATGCATATAAACTGAAGAAAAAGGTAGACAAGTTCCTCGACTTCTTATATGAAATGTCTAAAGTAAAACGCCAGACTGCTGGTCGTGGTATCACCAATAGTGAGAAAAACACTTTACTCAACATCTACATTTATTTGTCAGATAGTTTTAAGTCTGATGTTAAGGTGAATGATCCTTTCGGGTTTTATACAGCGTTTGCTAAAGTGTATCTTGATCTGTATAATGATCCATATGAGAAGTGGATAGAAGTACCTGACTTAGATTTCGAATCAAAAGATTCCACAGTTAATCAGTTGTTTAAAGATTATACGAGAAATCATGACCATGCTGACAAGCAAACTCAGCTGGTTAAGTGGATGACAGAGCATCCAGAATGGGAAGATATCTACGATTATATGATACTAAAAGATCGTAGTCGTTCCTTTCCAGATTGGATGAAACAAACCGCACTTCTAAACCAAGATAACCTTTGTGAGATTGATGGTCTACCTTTAGTTTGGGAAGATGCTGAAGCCGGACATATTGAAGCCCATGCTCTGGGTGGAAAGACCATACTTAGTAACTGTGCGATGATTCGCAAGGTGCATAATAAAGCGATGGGTACAATGGATGTTCGAGAATATAAAAAGGTATACAATGAGGCAGTTGCATGAATAAAAATAGGCAAGACTTTATATTCGACTTAGAAACAATTGGGGCAAATGTTTTTGTTTGTCCCGTAGTCGATATGGCTTACAGTACATTTAGTTGGGATAGATTTCTAGATGATCCATATTCTTTTGAGGAGTTAGCTGATACCATTCAGACTGTTAAACTTGATATTAAGGATCAACTTGACAACTATAATTGTTCTTTCAAGAAAGATGATGTTGCTTGGTGGGAAAGTCTGCCAAAAGAAGCCCGAGATAAAATGAAACCTTCGCCAAATGACTTGACTGTCACAGAGTTTTGTGATACAATACTTACCTATCTTAAAGATGCTGGTAAGATTAGTTATTGGTGGTCTAGAGGTAATACTTTTGACCCAATTATATTACAGAGACATATGTGGGCTACTGATAACGGTGATGCCTTGAACAAGGCTTTAAAGTTCTACACTGTGAGAGATGTTCGTACCCATATCGATGCGAAGTTTAACTATACGACTCGAAGTGGATTTGTCCCAGTTGCAGACGAAGAGTATTGGAAGAAAGCGTTCATTGCTCACGATAGTACTCATGATGTTGCGGCTGACATCTTGAGATTGCAAGCGATACACCGAGCCGAAAATGATTTAGATCAAACTGATAGATAATGGAGAAATAATGGGCTATATAAATTACTGGTTGAGAGAACCGCCAGAAGATGAAGACATGGGGATTGACCCCGATGGCAGAATACCGCCATTTGAAGAAGATGATTATGAATATTATGCCGATGATGATATCGCCTATAAGTTCAATGAGAATGAGTTGATAAGAGAGTTACAAGATTATATCGATTCTACTTACTCAGCCCACTATTCAAGAAACAAGTTTCAGTCAACTGAATTCATTATTGACTGTGGACATGGACAAGGCTTTGCACTTGGAAATGTTCTAAAATATGTCCAACGATATGGCAAGAAAGATGGCTATAATCGTGCCGACTTGATGAAAGTTTTACATTATGCTTTGATAGCACTTTATAACCATGACCATGAGGAATCAAACAATGAAATTTAGTAATGAAACCATTGGTATACTAAAGAACTTTGCTACGATCAATCCAAGTATCGTATTCAAGCCAGGTTCTACAGTACGAACCATATCGCCACAAAAGACTGTGATGGCTGCCGCAACGATTAGTGAAACTGTAGATATACAAGCAGGTGTTTACGATCTGTCTCGCTTACTTGCGACTCTATCACTTTTCGAAAATCCAGAAGTTGAGTTTGGCGATGATAAGTTTACCATTAAAGGTGGTCGAAGTGAAGTGAAGTACACATATACTTCTGAGTCTTTGATCGTATCACCACCAGATAAAGATATCGTAGTGCCTGATCCAGAAGCAACAGTGAATGTTACTTGGGCAGATATCGACAGCGTGATTCGTGCTACTGGTGTTTTACAGTTACCAGAAGTTGCGTTCTCAAGTGACGGCAGTACCATTAGGTTATCAGCCGTTGATAGTAAGACTTCTACAGCAGATAAATATGAAGTCGTAGTAGCTGAAGGTGTTTCAACAGAACCCTTCAACATGATTATCAAAACTGATAATCTTAAATTAATGCCAACTGATTATGAAGTAACTTTATCTTCTAAAGGTATGGCTCACTTTAAATCAGATGTTGCCCAGTATTGGGTAGCGATTGAATCAAGATAAGGAGTAAAATATGAGTGAAGAAACAACAGCCCCAGAAGCAGGTCAAGAGAACCAAGAAGTAGGTTTGTCTTATCAAGACATTATAGGTTGCGTACAGATTATTGATGTGACTTCTGCTCGAGGCGCTATCAAAGGTGATGAGCTGGTACAAGTTGGTACTGTGAGAGAAAGACTTGTAGCTTTTTTGAGAGCCGCAAAAGAAGAGGGTGCGGAAATTGAACTGCCACCTTCTGCTTTCAATCCATCTGAAGCAGAGGTACCTGCTGAAGAAGCAGAATAGTTGTGAAAGGGGAGAGGTAACTCTCTCCCCGACTTTATTTTTATATTATGGAGAATGGCATGAGTGAC